GAAAGATTTATCGAATGACTCGTGCGCTCTAACATCAAAAAAAGTAACTTTAAGAAGTTTATCAGGGGTTTGTGATTTGCGCAAGATCAAATCTCGAAATAAAATCTTTAGCAATCTTACCAGGGTTCCTCCGCCTGAGAGCAGGGAACCAACGAAGGCCGTCAGAGACACTTTCGACAAGATAAGGTCAGAATGCGAGACACAAGTTAGCCAGCGCTCGGGGGAGACTGGCAAAGGTGAGAGCCTGTGGAGGACTCATTTTAAAAAACTACTTGTGAGGATATATTATTTACTTAAAAACATTTTACCAAAATGACAAAAGAACTAGAGGCAATCGAGGAGGTTGCCAAACATGTGAATGAGATGAACGACAGGCAAGAAAATGAAATCAGGAAATTGCAGCAGCAACTTCATGAAATTCAACAGGACGTTCAAATCAGTAAGGACTCTGGCAGCTCGCGAGGATCAGGGCAACCGCTTTTCAAAAATGCAGATGTAGCGGAATTCATAAAGCAAACGTTCGACGAAAACGGAAAGACAAGTCATAAGGCATCGATCAAGCTAAACAGCGGTTTGGTATTGAAAGCGGCCGAGACCATGACAAGTGAAAACTTTTTCACGGGCGGAGCGTCTACCAATCCTGAATACATAACAGGTTTTGCAAAGGATCCTGTATTGTATCAGCGTAAGAGAAAACGCAATACGATCCTTGATCACATTCCGATCGAAACAACTGATTCGCCTTACCTGATCTACATGAACAAGGTAGAGGTTGCCGGTGACAGCGGATCACAGAACGATTCCGGTAGTGCCGAATGGATTACTTCCGTAGCAGAGAAACCAGGACGTTCGTTCAAGGTATCCGCGGTTAAAGTTGAAGCCAAGAAGGTTGCAATTTATTCCAACGTAGCGGATAAATTATTGCGTGACGTTAGCAGCCTCGCCAACTGGCTGCAGGATGACCTTACAAGCGAAGTGCGCGAAGAGTATAACGACGCACTTTTAAACAACGGTGTTGACACTGACGCGCCCCTTGGCTTGAAAGAAAATGCTATTGAGTATAGCGTCACGCCAGCCTTTGACGGAGCGGTAGTAGATCCAAATCTTATCGACGTGTTAGTCGCAGCTGCTGCATCTATGATCCAGCTCAAAGAGGAGCCCGGAAAGTTTCTTATTTCCGCAGACAACTATTTTTCGTTGTTCATTCTGAAGGACAGCAATAGCCGGTATCAAAATGCCAATCTGATTTTTGTAAGTCCGCTGGGCGTGGTTTACGTTGCGGGCGTACCTGTTTACCCTGTAGATGCTGAAGACGTCCCTTCGACTCACTTCCTTCTGCTTGGCGCTGACCTTGGCTTTAAGGTGAAGAATTACGGCCCTCTGGTATTCGAACGCGGATTGAATGCGGACGACTTCAGAAAGGATAAAACTTCTTTCAGAGCGTTTCAGGAGGTTATCAGCTACATACCAACCGACCGTTACAATTCAGTGATGTACGATACCATATCGAATGTTAGTACGGCCATCGAAAGCGAAGAGTCTTAATGGCAAAGGCAACTTTTGTTTATCAGTTGCTCCCAGGTGAGAAGGTTAAAATCTTCTCACCACAACGGAGTGAATCACGGACTTTTTCAAAGGAAGAATTTGAAGCCGTGAAGAGTGACCCAAAGATGTCGCCCTACGTGCAATGGGTAGAACACAAGGCGGGCGACGTTGGCCAGCATTTTCAATCCGACAGCGGCTTAATAATGGATGTACTGAACAAAAACGGTGTTCGAATGCTGGTAGTAAAAGACAAGGAATAGCCATGGAATTGGAACAGCCTTTACAAAAGTTAACCGAATTCGAGGAATTCCTCAGTAAAAAAAAGAAGCTCACACGTGAAGACTACAGGGCCTTATCTCGCGAAGATCAGAAGGGGCTGGGCAAATTAGTAATGGAGCGCATAAATACTCTTAAAGGTGAAGACCATGACGCCTTTGTCGAAAAGGTTATAGATTCGGTTGCCGATAAAACAGCGTTTCGAAATCAGATGTGGGAGCACAATCATGCGAATATCGCTGTCATGATTAGCAAATTCATTTTTGATCACGATAGACTACCAACGAAAAACGAATTAGCGGAACAGACTAAGCTCAGCAGGCAAACAATCGCTAAACATCTGGCTGAGTTTGCGGGATCTGAATTTTACCAAGAAGAACGAAGCAAGTTTAAGATTTTGGCCGATCGGGTTATGGCGCAAGTCTATCAGCACGCATGCCAGGGGAATGTCAAAGCCGCGAGATTATTTTTTGAAATTACCGGCACCCTCGGAAAAACAAACACCAATAATTATTACATCCAAATCAATAACCTTCACGTCGATGAAAGTGTAATAAAAAAACTTCCACAGGATGCCATCAACGAAATAGAATACATCATTACAAAATCCATCATGCGAGTCCAATGAAGACCATGATTCAGTTCCAAAATCTTTTAATAATGAACATTCATCAAATCAGGTGTGAGCCTGGTTGTGTACCTTACAAATAATCGCCCAGACAATTACTTATGGCAGATACTACCGAGCGCGTCTTAATAGATATTCAAATACAAAAGCCCGAAGGTGAGCAGGAAGTAACTGATCTCACAAAGAAAATTCTCGATCTAAAGAAGGCTAATAAAGATCTAGCCGCGGAACAAAAAGCACTGGCAAAAGCTGGGCAGGAGAATAGTAAGGTTTACATTGAAAATGCCACGCAGATTGAAAAGAATAACCAACAGATCAACGAAGCTACATCCTCAAGAAAGAACTTGATTCAAACCTTAGGCGCAGAAGATAACAGTATAAAGGCGCTGACTGTGCGCAATGCTGAGTTGAGGAAAGAGCGCGACAAGGTCAACACTTCAACCGAAGCTGGCCGGAAACGGATAGGCGAAATCAATCTTGAGCTCGATAAGAATAACAAGGTCATCAAGGACAACAGTGATAATCTAGGCCAGCAGAAAATCAACATAGGTAATTACAAGTCAGCGATCGACGCGATAATTCCTGGGTTCTCTGGGTTTGCTGACGGCATCCGGGCAACAACAAAAGCGGGACTATCATTCATTGCCACTCCCCTAGGTGCTATCATCGCAGCAATAGCGCTTGCGTTGAGTACCGTTATCTCGTATCTGAAGGGTAGTGAAGAGGGCATGGACACACTAGCCAAGGTCAGCGCGCAGCTGGGCGCAGTGTGGGACGTTCTAACGGGTAGGCTCATACAAATAGGTAAAGGCCTGGTTGAATTCTTTTCCGGTGATTTTGACAAAGGCGTGGAAACACTCACGGGAGCATTTAAGGGACTGGGTGACGAAATGGAAAGAGAGGTCCAGCTTGCCGGCGAACTCGCAGAAATATTTGATCAATTGGAAGAACGTGAGTTATCGCAGTCGTTAAGACTTTCCGAGGTAGCCAATCAAATCAAGCTTCTTACTATCGCATCAAAAAACAGATCATTAACTGAAGAGGAAAGATCCGCTAAGTTAACCGAGGCCTTGGACCTTGAGAAAAAGCTTAACAAAGAAAACTTAGAGATCCAGGAACAGCGCATTGAAGCAACAGCCCGCGACATTCAACGGAAGTTCTCTCAGTTTGCCCTTGAGAAACAAGTCGGGGAAAGTGCAATTGATTTTGCAAAGCGCATTGCAGCCAATGAAGAAATAGTATTTGACGTTCGCAAAGAACTTACCGCCGAGCTGATCAAATACAATGGCATCTCAAATGAATCGGCGACCATTCAGGAGAAACTTATTAACCAACAGGATGCAATCAATGAAAAGTATGATGCACGCATTGCAAAGGAACAGGCCATTAACGCAGAGGCTGCCGCTTACGCGGCTGGCGTTATGGCAAAGCTTGACGCTGATCGTATCAAGGCGGAACAGGACGCAGCCGACGCGGCCCAGCGTACAGAGCTGGCAAATCAGTTCATTGCGCAAACGACAAATATTTCTAACATCCAAATTGACCTTGCCGAGCGAGAGACACAACAGAAACTAAAATTCCAAAAGCAGGAAGATGACGGTAAGAAGAAATCTGTTGCATTAAAAAAGCAATTGGACAGCGAAGAGCTACAATCTTTGCAAACAGTTTTTGCAGGCGCTCAAGGACTATTCAAAAGGAAAACAATTGCCTTTAAGGTTACTGCATCCGCAGAGGTGGTAATGAATACTATTCGAAGTGTTTCCAACGCATTAGCGACGTACCCGTTCCCCTACAACATTGCCGTTGCCGCAATCATGGGCGGCCTGGGAGCGGTGCAAATAGCAAAAATTGCGGGCGTTGAATTCAAACGCGGCGGTATGTTACGGGCAACGAAATTGCATGATGGCGGTATGTTACGCGGGCCGAGTCATGCACGTGGTGGTATTCCTTTTACAGTCAGAGGACAGCACGGCTTCGAAGCTGAGGGCGGTGAATCCATAATCAATAAGAAATCAACGCAGATGTTTAAGCCGATCCTATCCGCTATTAACCAGGCTGGCGGAGGCGTCGCGTTCGACCGTGGAGGTGTAACGCGTTATCAAACTGGATCGATTGTAGGTAGTCAGACACGCGCAGCGGCGGCCAGTGCAGAGACAATGGAAAGACTAGGCAGACAAACGCCTACGCCTATCGTTATGGTTACGGTTGAGGATATCAATGCAAGGCTAGCTGAGTATGAGGCCAACATCAATAAAGCATCAGTAATTTAGCGTGCGAGTCTCAGATAGACCACAAAACGAGTCATTTCCCCTATGAAAATAGCAAATGAAGTATAGCGGTGTGAGTCTGGGTGCTAGTATTCGATTAAACCCTCAGCAAATTCGTAAGGAAAGCTAAGATACTTCTCACACCACGCTTTGAATTTCTCTTTCTGCTCTGTTTTGATTGTCTTTAATTCATTGTATAGTGCCCCGGTGGATTCTGATTGAAACAGCCTGTTGCAGCGCTCACCTCGTTGGTGATTGACAAACTCTTGGCGTTCGGAATCAGTCATTTCAATTGACATGCCCGGGATAACGTCGCGGTAAGTCTTCATATCATTAACTGTTTATTAGTTCCCTGGGATTGACCTTCAGAGCCTTGGCGATCCTGAATAGAGTTTCAAGGGTCGGCTGTTTCGCGTTGCTGTAATAGCCGTTAATCAGCGAGTATGAAATGCCGGAATCCTTATGCAGCCGGTATTGGCTCACTCCCTGCTTTTCGAGGATCTCCTTTAATCTGTTCAATTTTGCCATGTAGTAAAGGTAAGTAAGTATTATGTAATAAAATACATTACTTAATATAGTACATAATTACTTAAATAAGTATACATTTACCTATTGTTTCACTTAAACGCTTAAAATTATGGAACTCACTTTCGAACTGAGACTTGTCGTCAAAAAGCAAATGTGTAAAGACATTGGAACTACGTGCGACCGCTGGGTAAACGGCTTGTCCCTGATGAACCGCAGCGAAAACATTGATCATTTATGGGTGAACGCTTCATTTCGTGAGGCCTACATGGATGCTATTGACATTAGGGATTTTCTTTTTCAGGCCATATCAGGCAACGAAACACATGAGGATAAACATGAATTAATTGAGAAGATCGTTGACCAGATTGACTATGACGGTGAAGAGGGCTTTGAGAAGTTATTAGAAGGAGCCCAGAAGGTTTTGGGAGAAGTTGAATCTAACGATGCCATCTACAATACCGAGCACCACAATCTATTTATTGAGGATCTAAAGTTAATTGTTGTGTTTTCCAGGTTGGCAACACAATGCCTCAAACTCACTCGACAGGTTGAACAAGAATTAACCGTATCTTCGCACTAATCACTTCAACCGTGGCACTGGTGGTAACCACAAAAGGAATTCCGAAGCCTCTCAGCAATGAGGGGCTTTTGTATTTACTAGCAACCAGGGTAGCAACTCAAAAAATATTTAACCCTTATAAAAAAAGAAAGTCCCTGATATTCAGGGACTTAATTTGATACTCTTGTAGTCTGTACGGGAATCGCACGTTGCAACTTCAATGCAACTATTTTTAACTCAAAAGGTAAATTTTCAGAGGGAAAACCGCATAATTACAGTCTATTTTGCTACTTTTGGGTAGCATTGGAGTATCAAATTATTAGCACCCTTACTAGCAACTCAACTAGCAACCAATTATGATCGAGTTTTCCATCCAGTTAAAGAGCGGCGAAACCAAGGAGGCTTTGGCGCTCATTGTAGGCTATGACAAAGACTTTAAGAATCACAGGTTTGTGTATTCAACTGGCGTGAAGGTGTCTCGCGGATCGTTTAACGCAGGCAGACCAGGCAAGCAATTGAAGGATCTTATCTTGAAGGCTGAGCAGGCTTACGAGTCACTTAAACTCGAAGGCGCAGCCGTCAATAATGAAAGCCTGAAAGCCCGGCTAAAGCTGTTCATTGAGCGCGTTCAGTTTATTGATAACGAGGTTCATCTTTATAACGGTAAAAGCATCGAGCGACATATTGTCCCCATCGCCGTAAACAGAGATCAATTGCGAACGGCATTAAATACCGAGTTCACCAAGTCAAAGCCCGATACTGCAAAAGTTATCAACCGCGTGCTAAGTGACGGCGCAAGTGAGTTGTTTGGTTTCTGGCAGGGCGTTATTGACGGTACTATTAAACCCAGGGCCGGGAAGCCACTCCGTAAGGCCACCATTAAAGCCAAAAGGCAAACGTTGATACTGGTAAAGGAATACGATCCGACCGCATCCTTTGAAAACATGGACATGAAGTTTTATAACGACTTCACCGGCTGGATGGCAAAGCAGACAATTCAAAGAGAGAAACCCGACGGCTCGTTTGAGACATTAAAGCGCTTTGATTCCAACACCATCGGCAAGCATGTCAAAGACTTGAAAGCAATCTTGCATTTAGCATACCGAAACGAAATGCTGACCAACGATCGCTTTCGCTATTGGCCAGTAATGAAGGAAGGCAATGAAGTCGTAGCCCTCAGCAAAGACGAAGTTTTAAAACTGAATGGCCTTCAGCTTTCAGGAACAAAAGCAAACGTCCGGGATCTGTTCATCTTAGCTTGCTTCCTGGGAGTGCGTATAAGCGATTATAAGCAATTCAAAAAGGAGGCGCTCGAAACTACGGCCGGGATAACGTTCTTCTCCTACGTGCAAGAGAAAACAGGAACCCGCGTAAAAATCCCCGTCCATCCAATAGCGCAGGTAATTCTCGACAAGCGAAACGGAGAATTTCCGAACATGATAGCGGAACAGAATTTCAGAGCATACACAAAGGACATTTGCAAGGCCGCTGAATTAAACGATCGGGTAGTTATCAAGATCCGTGACGGCAAACCTGAATACAAAAAGAAATGGGAAGCAATCTCCCCTCACAGCGCCCGACGGACTTTTGCGAGCTCGTTATTCTACGGATGGTTTTCCAGGCCCATGCCGGCATCGTTGTGCATGAAGTATACCGGGCATAAAACAGAGGCCAGCTTTCAAAAATACATAGGCGCTAAGGAAGCAGAATTGAACGCGAAGGCCCTTGAGTATTTCGACTTTCAACCGGTAATGAAGGTATCGTAAGGGTTCGATTCTGGATGAAACTCCCAAATAGCCCATTTAATCAATCAGACAACAGTTTTTAAAAATTAGGTGTGAATAGAGTTGTGAGTAAACTTATTGAGGTTCGGTTCTACACTTTGGAATTAAGAATTTCAGAGTTGAAGAACATTATACCAGGCAACAAGGCGAGCGAAAGCAAATATCAAAAGAAGTGCGAAGAGGTTCGGGCTCATCTTGATCTACTAACCACCACACTACGCGGGCTAAGTTCAAAAGACGCCTCCGTGGTATCGAAACGAGCCGGAGATTTCTTTATAAGAATAGATTTCGACAATTACCCACTTCTTCCTTTCGTGCTGCCCGGGGCATTTGATGAATTATTGACTTTTGTGCCGCGGAAACGCGGAACGCTTAACAACCAGTCAAAAGGCGAAAAAAATTACATGGAATTTGTTCGCATCACTGAACAACATAAGATCGATCCAAAACTAAAAAAGTCTGCACTTCCATCGACTTATAACCCACACGGATTAGATCTAAAAGAGGGTCAACTTTACCAATATCAACGACGCTATTGCAAAGAAAAAGTTATTTGCTAAGGCAATAACCAAGATTTCCCACTAGTGCCTTACTCCTGAGGCCGCTCCTACTACTTTCGAGTAGCAAAAAAGTCATAAACCTTATGGAGCAAGCAAATCCTTTCACACAGTATTTAGATGAATTTGAATCCCGCATCATCAATGCGATAGAGAAGAAATTCAATCATCTACTTCAGAAACCGGCGCGCGCACGCATACCTTCCACTGAGTTTTGTAAGCGCAAAAACATCAGCCGTCACACCTTATACAGGTGGCGAGATAGAAAGATTATCGAGACTGAAACGGAAGGACGAACGCTGTATGTGATCGTTGACTCGGACACGGTTCCACCTGAAAAGTATCAGCGCGAGCCGGTCACGGCATAAAAAAATCCTGGGGCTGATGCCAGGATTCTTAATTTCTTAACGCTTTAAACAAATAAACTATCAAATCTTAACCATGACAAACATAAGCGATAATTCCACAGCTTCCAAGGTTCAGCTCCACCGCTGGGCCCTCCAAGAGAAAAAAGTCTTCGCGTGCTTCTTTCAACAGCCACGCACAATGCGCCAGGTCGCTAACCTAACAGGAGTTGACCGAGCAAATATTTGCCGCTTCGTTGGTACATGGAAGAAGACAGGATCCATCAAAGTTGTCCATATCGGGCCAGATCCCCTAACCAAAATAGGCGGTGTTCAATTTCTTTCTACCAATGAAATGCTTTGGTCAAAGAGAGAAGAGGTTAAGGTTGATAAGTTCGGACAAGCGGAGATGTTCCAATGAACCTTCTCTCATGGGACTTCAGCCAACGAGTCAGGAAGCAGGAGCAACTTTGGAAGCGGAAGCGCCATTGGATCAGGTCAATGCTCCACCGCTTAGGAGCAAGATTGATTGTTTTTGATAGGGGGCATCTTTCTTTCCTTTCTCTTTAATGCTTTTTCCTGAGGTTGTTCCGGTTTCTCTTTCATTTCTTTCTGATAATATCAATTATGCGTATCAAGGTTAAGCGTCAATTAAGCAAAAGTCGGAATCCTTCAGAGCATGGAATAAGACTTCAAAATCAAACAGGTGAATTGATCCAGGTTGTAGGGGATGGTTTCAACCTCATAAGGTTCGATCAGTTTAAAATTAAGGTTGCTGTTAAAATCAACAGTTCAAAAAAAAAGAAGCTGGAATCTCTCGAATGGTATGTGCATGAAAATGATTTCTACATCGACGAAATAATAGGGGGTTCGAGTCGCCCCGAGACCACTACAAACGTGAAATTCAAGACTGAGAATGAAATTATCAATACAACAGGTGTCAATTAGGGTGTGATATGAATAAAAAAGAAGCAAGATCAGCAATAACAGAGGGGCTCATGTGGCAAGCGTTGAAAGATTTATCGAATGACTCGTGCGCTCTAACATCAAAAAAAGTAACTTTAAGAAGTTTATCAGGGGTTTGTGATTTGCGCAAGATCAAATCTCGAAATAAAATCTTTAGCAATCTTACCAG